GGCGCACTTACGGGCGTTAGCACTATCACAAGTTTCGTAGAATCCAGCGCCGGTATAGCAGCGGGAGCACGCACAGGACTAGCCTCAATCGTAACTGGTATTTTATTCTTACTTTCTTGCGTGCTTGCTCCATTCGCTGGTGTCGTTCCATCAGCAGCAACAGCCGCGGCATTAATTATCGTTGGCATTCTAATGTTTAAGAATGTAAAATACATTGATTGGACAGATTTAGAAATTGCCATTCCAGCATTTCTAACAATTGTCGCAATGCCTTTTACATATTCAATTTCTAATGGGCTTGGATTTGGATTTATTTCTTATGTATTAATTAAAATGGTACGTGGAAAGTTTAAAGAAATCCATCCGCTTATGTATGTTCTCGCGGCATTATTCGTATTAATGTTTATTCTATAATTGATTAAAAATAAAATTTATGTTATAATTTAATAGAAATGAAATGAAGAAATATTACCTATCTTATGATAGGAATATTTCTTTTTACTAGGGAGGTGCCAAAAACGTCAAATGATACAAGAAATTATTAACAAATACTATGATTTTATTAAACAAAAAGGATGGACTTATCAGCTCGCGGCGGAAAAAATAGAATGTAGCCGCACACATCTAGGTCGTATTTTTAATGGGTTGCGAGTGCCATCTATGACCTTATTAATGAGAATGGAAGAGGTTATGAAGAATGACAGAGATTAAAACCTATAAAATTTATACTCGTTGGCTAGCATTTGCATTACGCAAGCAAGGCTTTAAAATTATTAGCACGGATATAAATGAATATCATCCACAATTTGATGTCTGGCTATTTGAAGATAGCCCAGAATTGCAGGCCGCAATATCTAAGCTCAGTAAGAATCATAAGCAAAGCGGCTGAGGAGGAACCAAAGTATGCCAAATTATATGAACCAATTACGTCTAAATCTTACAGAATTAGATAAAATAACACATAAAGAAGGAAACCGTTTTATTCAACCTATTGATTTTAAATGGGAAGCCGCGGCGATGCGCAACTTAAACGGAAATGCTTATAAAATCTGGCGTTATCTTTTACGCTGGTATGGCAAAGATTATTTCTACTTTTCTCCCGCGGCAATAAGAAAAGAATTAGGACTTGGAGAGAATGGTGCCACATCCGCGCGAAAAGAACTTGAAGCCAAAGGATATATTACACCAGTAGAGGGAAAAGAAAATGTATATACTTTTACTCCTGTGCTGCCAGTGGATTATGAAAATTTAAAAAATAAAAAAGATTTAACTGATGGATAACCACGAAAATCGTGGCATTCATTGCATCAAAAATCGTGGCATTCATCCACGAAAATCGTGGAAGGTATACACGAAAATCGTGGCATTGCCACGAAAATCGTGGATATGTCCACGAAAATCGTATGAGTAATATAAATATAATATAAATATAAATAAAAATATTAAATAAAAACAATAAATAAAAATATGGTCGCCGCGCGACTTAAAAGGAGAAATTTTATGAATACAGATGATGAATTTTTAGAAGAACAGACAAAAGAACAAATTATTATCTTTCTTCACAATACTGAATATGAATTAGAAAGTTTACGTAAACGTATGGAAAAATTAACTGGCTGCCGTGAATTTGGTGCTATGGATAGTATGAACGGTAATTGTATAGAATGTTTTTATGATGATAAAAAACTTTTTGAAAAATGTGAAAAATTTAAACTTGACAAAAAATAAAATTTAGTGTATAATAAAGAAAAAGAAGAAAGGAAGTATGATTATGGGAATGGATTTGTATATCTTTAAAGCGCGAACTCGTAAGGTTTTTGAAACAGATAATTGGTATAATTCTGATGCAGTAACAGAAGTGCTTTATGCACGTAAATGGTGGAGCCTTGTAGAGCATTGCTCATTTATTCCAGAAGATTACGAAAGCGGCGATTATATTGAACTCACTTATGATAATATTGAAGAAATGATTAAAGTTGCCTGTGAATATCCAGATTATTGGGATGATTATACTAATGTTCCTATTCTTTGTCGTATGCGTGATTCTTTTCAAGAAATTACCGAAGAGGGCTACCATTACTACCTTGAATATGATTGGTGATTAATATGAATTTAAAGACAATACAAGAATATTTTCCTATGGAAAAAACTTTAATTGGTTTCTATTCTACTGACCAAAGTTTTGAAGCGCATTGCTTTGAGGATGTAAAAAATATTGATAGATGGCCGTTCCCACCGCTAGATTGGGCAACAGGATGTTATCCTTTTATTTATTATAACAAAGAACGGGATGAGTTTGAATGCTGGATGTTTGCCGCGTGGCCAGTACAAGGATACTATACTGATGATGTTTATGGTGAAGACTACCAGTTAATCACTAATGAGCCTGATTTTGGTATAGAAATTGTTGACCCATTTGACCATGATGAATACCATATTGTTTTTAAGCCCTATGCCGAAGATGATTATGAAGAAAAAATTCTTCAATTATATGCTGATAATGAATATCGCCAGCAAATAGAACTTGCGGCTTATAGATGGAATCCAGAAGCATATATGGATGGAAAAATTATGACTACTTATGACGCGGTTAAAAATTTTTGTGCAAATATGGAAGAGAGTAAGGCATGAGAAAACTTTATTATAAATTAAAATTTATGCTTTTTAAATTAAAATTTAAAATACAGAAAAAATTTTATACAGTATCGCCGCGTGGCGAGTATATGATTAAATATCTTATAGATAGATATATAAATTGTACTGCACTGGAAGATAATGAAATTTATGAATCGTCTCTGCGTCCATATGTAGAAAAACACGCAAATAAAATTTCAAATGAATTATTTAAAAATGTTCCAGAAGTATTAATAGATGATTTAAAACAATACCATTGTATCTTTGCTTATTTATGTTCATTATTATTATTTTCCAAAGATAAGCAAGAGTGGCTAGATTATATTAATAATGAAAGAATACGCACATTAGTTGTAGAAACAATAGGAGATTAATTATGAAAACAATAATTCGCGGCCGTGATAGCGGCAAAGCAAAAGAACTACTACAATACGCGCGCGATAATAATGCTTTTGTAGTTAGTCAAAACAAACGCGCGCTTCAAGTAAAAGCAAAGGCATTAGGATATGATGACGTAATGATTATAGATTACGAAGATTTGTCTAATGAAATATTTGAAGGTAATATTGTAATTCATAATGTAGATAAATGGTTAAAAGAAATTTTTTATAATACTTATGGTCTTAATGTAATTGGCTTTAGTGCGACAGAGGAATAATATGAAAACAATAATAGATTTTAATACTCATGAAAATTTTCAAGTATGTAATAGCGCGGACGAATTAAATAAAATTATTACTGATACTATCGCATATTATCAAGATATAGCAAAGCGCGCCGAAGATAAAGCCGCAAAAACAAGAGAACAAGTCGCGGCTGAAATTCATAACGAGTTTGAAGAAGAAAATAAATCCTTACGAGCGCGATTACATTTTTCCTATGGTAGTTTTCATACTGAAAAAGAATTAAATAAATGGAAAGATTTTTGTGAACGCCATCAAGATTGCTGGGATGGCAGCAAAATTAACTCTGGTCGCGCATTTTATATTAAACCATATAATACTGGATTTAGTACTGGTTATGTTGCAGTTTGTCCACATTGCGGAGTAGAAGAAGATATAAGTGATATAAGTTGGTGGTAATTTATGAAGAAAGAATTATTAGAGCAATTAGAATCATTACGTATTGATGTAGATACAGAAACTCAATATTGCGATCCTACTGGTGAACTTCGCGCGCGATATGAAAAAGCAAATGAAATGCTAGATGAATGTATCAACATAGTAAACCAATCTATGGTTGATAATTATAATTATTATGAAGATGAAAAAGGACGAATTTATGATTATTGCCGCGAAAATAATCTTTCACTAACCGATGAAGACTTGGTAGATACATTATGGGACGTTGATTATATTACAGGTAATCAAACCGGATATGACACAGAAGAAAACTGTCAACTTTATGTTGGACAAAATTTAGACTTAGCCAAAGAAGCATTAGATTCATTTGGTACAAGTTTTAAAGATATTCCAGAAGATAATCCCGCGACTTATATAGACGCTACTATTCGTTGCTATTTACTACAAGAGTTGATCTGGGAATTACAGGAGGAAAATACTTTATGAAAAATAAATTGATTCCTATTATAATCATAATCTTTTTACTACTATTTACATCTCTTTCTATTGGAGAAGAGCAAGAAATTTCTAATGTTATTAAACCCGACCCATCCATTGAATTAATTACACCAACTCCCGCCCCAACGCCAGAGCCTACTCCAATACCTAAAAGAGTAACAATCGCTACAAATCGTAAATCAGTAATGGAAGAGGGCGCGACAGTTACACTAACTAGTAAACTAGAAGGATTTGAAGACTGTGAAGAAATCCATTATCAGTGGCAACGAGACCGCGGTAATGGTTTTGAGGATATGCCATGTGCTACATCCAGCACATATAGTTTCCCAGCAACCGCAGAATCACTTTGCTGGGGATGGCGTTTAATTGTTTATTATAGATAAAGAAAGGAAAGAAAATGAAAATTTATTTAGCGGGTCCTTGCGATAGCGAAAATCGTAGTCTAATGGTCGCGGCGGCAAAAATTCTTCGTAAGTATGGGTTAGAAGTTTATTGCCCGTTTGAGCTTAAAATTGAAAATGCTTGGGATTACCCGCAGGAAGAATGGGCACAGAAAGTGTTTGAGAAAGATGTAGAAGCTATTAACAAATGTGATTGTATGCTTTATATTAGTCGCGGCCGCATGTCTTCTGCTGGAAGCAACTGGGAACAGGGTTATGCTTATGCACTAAAAAAGCGTATCGTAGTGCTTCAAATTGAAGACGCGCCTACATCACTTATGACTTTTTGTGGTTGTGATTTATTCTTTAATATTGATGATATTAATGAGTTACCGTTAGTAATTAAAATTATTGAAGATAATGATTATGACAATTATATTAAAAGTTGTTCTACTATTTTGACATAAGGGTAAATAATATGGAAATAGAAATTAAATATAAATTGCCAACAGTGACAGAAGAAGATTCAAACCTTAACGCGCTTATATTATATGAATTAAATTCTGCTTTTGATAGTGAAAAATATCCGCCTCTTCAACCAACTGATATTTATACTATGACAGTAATAAAAACTATACGAAAAATAATAGCTGAACGACTATTAATTAAACGATTGGAAATTGAAAATCAAATTAATGAGGCACTTGAAGCTGCGCATAAAATGTATCCACAATATACTATTGATGAATTAAAAGAAAAAATTGGTGGAATTAATATAAAATTTGTTGAAGAAAATAAGTCAACTGATTAAATAGTTGACTTTATATCAAAATTATGATATAATAAATTATAAAGAAAAGAAAGGGAGATTAAGTAATGAAGTATCTTAAACATTTCGGAGATCAATTTAAAAAGGTTGCAATGGATCCAAACGCTACTCGTAGCTCTGCACTTCTTGAACCCATGCATACAGAAATTGCAAAACAAGTAGAATCATATGGTTTTCAGACACGGAGTTTAAAAAATAAAGAATATGAATTTATTGGGCCATATGGTAGTAAAAAATTAGATATTGGTATTTTTAAAAATGGAAAACTGGTTGGTGCAATTATGTTCAAAGGAATTAGAAGCGAGTATAATAAAAATGCTAATAATTATTTTGAAGGAATGCGTGGAGAAAGTCAATTACTAATTGATGGCGGTATTCCGGTATATCAAATTATGTTAATTCCTACCAAAGTAAAGCATAAAAATAATAGTAATATAGTATTTGAAATTCCAGCCGAGAAATATAGTATTAATTATAGTAACTATATCAATAGTAAATATAAACCAAATAAATTAAAGGTCGGAGTATATTACGTAGACGTTAATTATAATACATATGAAGTAAATTATTCTAATAAAAAAATTTTAGGGGTTGAAGACACCATAGAAGAAGGTATTAAAAATTTTATAGACTCACTTGGAGAGTGATATAAATATGGATAAAATTAAACAATTGGGCCAAGTCATGACTCCTACAAATATCGTCAATCATATGATTGACGTTCTTTGTTTATCGGAAGAAGAAATAAAAACTAAATTATTTCTAGATAATAGTTGTGGAAATGGAAATTTTATTAAAGCATTAATTAATATAGGTGTTCCTCCTACTCATATATATGCTTGTGACATAGATAAAGAAATTAGCCAGCTAGTTATCTCTTTAATTCCAAAAAATAATTTCTATTTAGGATCTGCATTTGATAAAATTGATTGGTTTAATAAATTTGATTATGTTATAGGGAATCCTCCATATGTACGGATACATAATCTAGATACTAATTTAAAAGAATTTTTAAAGATAAACTATAGTACTTGTACGGGAATGTTTGATCTATATTATGCTTTTTATGAATTAGGATTACAATTTTTAAATGATAAAGGTACTTTATTGTATATTACTCCAAATAGTTTTATTAAAAATATTTCTGGAAAAAAATTAAGAGAACTCATAGAAAATAAAACAAATCTTTGGTATTTTGAAGATTTTGAACATCAAAATAATTTTAATAATTATTCAACTTATACATGTATTGTAGGATTAAGTAGTATAAAAGAAAAAATACCAATTCCTTGGAGTATTACTCGTAATAAGATTGGTTTAAGTTTTTCGTCTCTACAAAATGGTATCGCGACATTAGCTGATAAAATTTTTATACAAAATGATTTTTCTTTCTTAGAATCAGAATTAATTCACCCAATATTAAAAGCTTCTACCGGTGAAAAAAAATATGTAATTGTTCCGCCTAAAACAGAAGAAGAATTAAAAAAATTTCCTAAAACTTATGAATATTTAAATAATAATAAAAATAAATTATTAGCTCGTGCAATTACCGGAAAGACTCAATGGTTTGAATTTGGGCGTTCACAAGGGCTAGCTAATATGAATAATGAGAAAATTGCAATTCCAACCACTGTTTCATTTAATGAGTTAAAAACTTATAGATTACCAAAAAATTATTATGTATATTCAGGATTATATGCAACAGCAGAAAATTTAGATAAATTAGAAAATGAATTACATGATGAAAATTTATTGGATTATTTAATAAATAACGGTAAACCTATGCAAGGAAATTACGTACAAATTAGTTCAACCTTATTAAAAAATTATTAAGTCAAGTTAAATAACTTGACTTTTTCTTTAATTTATGATATAATTAAATGAAAGAAAAGGAGGATTGATATAGTGGCTTATGATGCAAATTCAATTCAAGTAAGAGACTTTCGCACTGCGGCGAGGACAACTCCTGGCATGTATATTGGTGCTGATGGGCAAGACGCAGTTTTTAATTGTTTTCTTGAAATTTTAAATAATTCTTGTGATGAGGCTATTATGGGCCGCGGCGATAAAATCGAAGTGCTTGTAATGCCCAATGAAATTACAATTTCTGATGCGGGTGCTGGTGTTCCTCGCGGTCCTAATAAGGATTGTGAAGAAGTCCTAATTGAACTATATACTTCTGCTCATAGCTCTGGGAAATTTGATACTAAAAATTATTCGCGCGTTCGCGGTATGCACGGTGTCGGTGCTTCTACTGTATGCGTTTGTTCAAAGCAATTTACAGTATGGACACGGCGTGATGGTGCAGAATGGGAGCTTACATTTATAGATGGTATTCCACAAAATCCAGTAGCTAAGCAAGTAAGAAAGACAAAAGAAACGGGGACTACAATATATTTTAAGCCCGATAAAAGTATTTTTCATATTGATGATGCTACACCTGCTTTTGATATAGATAGAATAAAAGATGAATTAGAACTAACTAGTTATTTTATTCCTAATGTTAGTTTTATATTAATTGATGGCACTAATGACAAGCGTTTTACTTATTTATCAAAGAATGGCTTAAAAGATTTCGCCGCGGCAAAAATTTCAAATCCACTACATAAAAATTATATCTATGCTAATAAACATTTTGAAGATAATGTTGATATTGAAGTTTTCGCGCAATGGACCGCAGGAAAAGAAAAAAGTTATGTATTTTCCAATGGCGCGTTAAATAGTGGTGGCGGCACTCCAATCACAGGTATGAAAACTGCTTTTACGCGCACTATTAATGACCAGTCCAAAGAATCATTTGATAGTGATATGATTCGTAAAGGCTTAGTAACAATTATTAATATTAAGCATCCGCATCCAATATATCAGAATCAGGTTAAAGATAAGATTCAGAATCAAGAGCTTCGTGGTTATACCCAAACTGTTTTCACCGAAGCAATTAAAGACTGGATTGTAAAAAATAGAGAAGATTTTGATAAAATTATTGCTTTACTTGCGCGCGATAAGAAGGCTGAGGCCGCAGCTGAAAAAGCACGTCAGGGTGTTCTCAATTTTGAGAAGAAAGAGATAGAACATAAGAAACAAAAAATTACTTCCTCTGATAAGTTCAAAGATTGTGAAAAGCACGGTCAAGATTCTATGCTTATTATCTGCGAAGGTAATTCTGCTCTTGGCGGCCTAATGCCCGCGCGTGATGTTAATAAGGAAGCATTATATGCTGTGCGCGGTAAGGTTAAGAATCTATTGAAACATCCGCTTGATGAATGCCTTGAAAACCAAGAAGTATCTGATATTATTATGGCGCTTGGATGCGGTATTCAAGAAAAGTATAATAGTAGAAAATTAAATTATGGCAAGGTCGCGATTGCAACAGATGCTGATGTTGACGGATATTCTATTATGTGTCTAATTGCAACTTTATTTCATACACTAATGCCTTCGTTTGTAATGGAAGGTCGTCTATGTTGGCTTCGCGCCCCGCTTTATAAAATTGAAAAAGGCAATCAAAAATTATTTGCTTATGATGATAATGAACTTGCTTCTATTAGAAAAGGTCGTGAAAATTGGGATATCACAAGGGCAAAAGGGTTGGGAGAACTGAGCGCAGATGATATGGAAAAGTCAATGCTCCATCCAACCGAGCGACGTCTTGAAGTTCTTACTATTCATGATGTTGAAGCCGCGGCTGAAAGTATTATGATGCTAATGGGGCCAGAAGTTGAAGGCAGACGTGATTTCCTGTTTGAAAATGTTGATTTCAGCATTTTGAATAGGTGATAAAAATGAATAAAGAAAATATTGTAGGACGATTTCACGGAAAAGAAGTATATGTGGTGCCAGATAAGAAATTAGATACAATCATTTTACCAGAATCATTGGCTAAATATATATTAGAATTACAAGATAATACAATTAAAAATGTAAATCAAACTCATCGAGGTAAACGCAGTAATCTTATAGGTTTTGTTAATAATAATTAGATTATTTGGTTTAATATTTTGACTAATGAAATAGATAGAATAGAACAATTTGATGGGTGAAGTATGAAACTTATAATTTTAAAAATTACAGAGCCACATGGCTGGGTAATAGCTAATACCATTTGCGAAAAATATCCTTCATTTATAAAAGTCAATTATAGTGATGAAATATTTATTAATTCATTAACAGTTCCACAAACCACTTCATTAGAGGAGCTAAGTCAGGCCATAAAATATTGGTTTACTATAAGATTTAAAGAAAATAAACACTTATTAATATTAACTAATAAAACAGAAGAAGAGAATGTTAAGTTAATTGAAGTATTAAATAATATTAATTTAGATAATTATTGTATATTAATTTGTAACGATTTTATGAAAAAATATTTTAATAACAATTGACTTATTCCAAAATTTATAATATAATATATTTATAAAAAGGAGAGAAATAAAATGGATAAAAATAATTCTACTAGTAGTGGTATTGGCTTTACTGGCCTACTTACAATAGTCTTTATTGTATTAAAACTATGTCATGTTATAGAATGGTCTTGGCTTTGGGTTCTTGCGCCTCTGTGGATTTCAACTATACTTGGATTAATTATTGTAATTATCTATGCTATAATAGTAACAAAATAATTGACAATAATAAAAATTTATGATATAATATAAGAAATAAAGAAAAGGAAGTGAACCCATTGATTAAAGAAGTAGACTTCCAAAAAACTACTGAAAGTGCATTCTTGGCCTATGCCGCATCCGTGGCCCAAGAAAGAGCAATTCCAGATGTAAGAGATATGCTTAAAATCGGTTTGCGGCAAGGTTTGTATGCACAATTTACAAATAAACTTACATATAAAGATAAGTATCAGAAAGCACAGAAAAGTGTTGCCGCAGCCATGACGCAATCATATGTCCATGGTGATGTCGCGATGTATGATACATTTATTCGCGCAGCCCGCCCTTGGTCTTATCGTTATCCTCTTGAAGCGGTTCAAGGCAACTATGGTAATCCATCTTCACCAGATAGCCACGCGGCCGCGCGTTATGTAGAAATGAAGGCAGCTGAAACCGCGAATATTCTCTTTGATGGATTAAAAAAGAACGCAATTGGAAATCAGAAATATTGGAATTATGATGATACAGAAGAAATTCCGTCTGTATTTCCTTCAATTGGATTTTGGAATATTGTAAATGGATGTTCTGGTATCGCAGTCGCTATGGCAACTTCGGTCCCACAATTTAATTTACGTGAAGTAAATGAAGCACTTATTAAAATTATTCAAAATCCAGATATAGATTTTAATGAAATTTATTGTAAGCCCGACTTTGCAACTGGTGGCACAATTATAAATGCCGCGCAAGTAAAAGAAAGTCTACGTATTGGTAAGGGCGAATCAATTCGTTTACGCGCGAAGCTTGAATATTTTCCTGACCAGAATATGATTCAGGCAACAGAGCTACCATATGGTGTATTTACAAATACAGTAATTGACCAACTCGCGGCAGTAACTAGTGAAAATGAAAGTTATGGAATTGAGCGCGTTGTAGACCATACAAAGAAAACCGCGGACATTCGTATTTATCTAACGAAGGGCACGAATCCAAGTAAGATGATAGCAAAATTATATAAGGATACCTCATTAGAAAATTGGTATTCTGTAAATATGATTTTACTAGACCAGGGCAGATTTCCTAGACTATTTGGTTGGCGTGCGGCATGTGATGCGTATATTGCACATATTCGTGAATGCGAACGCAATATCATTCAATTTGATTTAGATAAAGCCCTCGCGCGAAAAAATATCGTAGATGGTTTAATTAAAGCATATTCAATTATTGATGAAGTTGTAGCACTTATTCGCGCATCTTCAAATCCAACCGAGGCCGCGGAAAAACTAATTTCAAAATATGATTTTAATGAAGAGCAAGCCAAAGCAATTCTCGCTATGAAACTTTCTTCATTAACAAAATTAGATATAGTAAAGTTGAATAACGAGGCCGAAGAACTTATTGAAAAAATTGAGTGGTGCCACCACTTATTAAATGATTCTACGGCTTTGGATAATGAATTAATTAAAATTTTGCGTGATGTTGCTACTAAATTTGGTGATGAACGTAGAACAAAGATACTAAATATAGTAGAACAAGATGACGAATCAACTGAACCAATTGAAGAAAAAGAATTGGGTATTATGTTATTTGATAATAACATGATTCGTTTAATTGAAAAAGATAATCTTCAAGGCGCGAAACGCGGTAGAAAGGGTGTTAATATTAAGCCACCAAAGAACGCAAATCTAATTAACACTTTGTATTCTACCAATCTTGGTACAATCGCGGCATTTACTGACCACGGTAGAATGTATAGCTTCTCACTTGGAGATTTAGATACTGATAAAGATTATTCTATTTATGAATTAATTGCACTTCAAGATGATGAAAAACCTATTCTATTAATTGATACGACTTCCTTAAACGCATATAAATATCTTATTACGATAAGTAAAAATGGATTTATTAAAAAGACGTTAGTTAAGGAATATAATAGTAGGAATAAGAAAGGCTTAGCCGCAGTAAAAATTGAAGATGACGATACACTAATAGGTGTATATCTATCTCATTCTGATAATGATAAAGTATTTGTTGGTAACGTAAATGGTTCTTATAATTATTATAATCTATCAGAAGTAAGCTCTACTGGACGCGCAACGAAGGGCGTTAAAGCAATTAAATTAAGTAAAGATGAATATGTATCATGCGCCGCGCTTATTAGAGAAAATATTACATATCGTGGTTTATTAACAATTTCTAGTTCTGGACGCGGGAAAATTACTGAACTTGAAGAGTTTTCAGAAACTGCGCGTGGAGCAAAGGGCGCGGCAGTAATGAACTTAAAAGATGAGCAACTCGCCGCAATGTGCGCAATTACAGATGAAACGGAAAAGATTTTCGTAACAGCTAATAATAAAGCGGTTCTGCTTGAAATAAATAGTATCCCAGTACAAGGCCGCAATACCGCTGGCGTTCAAATTATAGATGCGCGTAATTCTAATGCCGCAATTAAGATTATGTGAGGTTAATAAAATGAAGAAAGAATATCAAGATTTATTTGTAGAGATGGCTCTATCAGCCGCGACATTGGCTGAAAGGGTTATGGACTATGATAAAAAGAAAAATGACAATAAAGGTTATGGAGTCGCTGAATCTATGCGTGATGATTATTTGGAACTTCATGGCAGACTAAAAGACGGTGGTATGCCTACTTATAATGATTATACAAAGCTACTTGCCGCGGCTTATATGATTACTAATAATCTACAAGACCAAGTAACCATGTATCAAAAAGCAATTAATGGATATAAAACAGATACTATTCCTAAACTTTCTAGAATTATGGATGAAACGAAAAATAATTCTGACGAATTTGAAAAATTAGTCCATCAATTATTTGACTAAAATAAAAATTCATGATATAATATAAATGTAAAGAAGAGCAAATGAAAATTCTTAAATATAAAACAGAATTAAATATTTGACTATTCTTTAAAAGTATGATATAATATGTATATAAAGAGGGAAGGGAAAACCTACCGCTTTAATATAAATAAAATAAATAAATTTTTTAAAACAAAAGGAGAATGATTATTATGACTCAGAATTCAGAACTCGTGCTAAATTATCTAAAGAAGAACTATGGTAGCGAATTTTCTAAGGCCCAGATTGCTGAGGCACTAGGTATTTCCGTTCCCGCCGTCACCGGTAGTCTAAATAGTCTAATTAAGAAAGGCTATGCAAGAAACACCCGCAGTGAGGAAGTTGTTGTAACCGAAGCCACTGAAACCCGTAAGGCCCAGATTAAGAATGTTCTATATCACACTCTAACCGAAGCTGGCCTATCTTATGACCCCGTTGCCGAGGAAGCCGAGAAGCTAGCGGCTAAGGAGGCCGCGAAGGCTGCTCGTGCCGCTGAGCGCGCTGCTGCCAAGGCCGCGAAGGAAAACGCCTAATTATCTAACCCACCAGCGTGGGAACAGTTTCTGTGAACGTAAAGCGTTTACTGTGGACGGTTCCAAAAAGGAACCGTCCATTTTAAGAATTGACAGAAAATAAAAATTATAGTATAATAAAGAAAAAAGAAAATGGAGAAGAAATAATATGAAAACACTAATGGATCAATCAACAAATAAGATAACAATTGTAGGCAAGCTTCTAGATGCAACTTTTAATAGCGGTAAGACCAAGACCGGTGTGCCATATGAGCGCGCAAATATCACAGTCCGTGTGGCTCAGCATTATGGCGACCATGATGAAGTAAGTGAAATCCCTGTAAGCATGTTTGCTTCTCAGTTCACGCAGAAGGGTACTCTTAATCCCGCGTGGCAGAGCATTTAGGATCTTCGTAAGATGAAGACTGCTCAGGATCATGGCATTGATGGCGCGGATACAGTTCGTATTACTGGTGCGAATATTCGTGAAAATAACTTTGTATCCAAGAGTGGCCAGCTAATTACCGGTTGGCAGATTAACACTTCTTTCGTTAATGCTGGCAATACTCCCGAAGTCGCATCTTTTATTCTAGATATTTTCATCATGGATATGACCGATGAACTTGACCGCGATGGCGACCCCACTGGCCGTTTAATTATCAAGGGCGCGTTAGTTCAGTATGGTGGTAAGCTTGATGTTCTACAATTTATTGTAGAAAATCCTGACGCGGTTGACTATATCAGCAGCCACTGGAATCCAAATGATACGAATACTGTAAAGGGTCGTATTCGTGTAACTTCTACCGAAGAGAAGTCTGCACCTTCTACAAGCTCCTGGGGCGAAGATGTTCCTGACACTACAACCCGTATGGTGCGTGAACTTATTATCACCAAGGGTGATGATGAAGGCAAAGAAGAAGACTTCGCGTATGACCCAGTTGAAATTAAGAAAGGGTTTAATGCCCGTAAGGCTGAAATTGAACAGCTACAAATTGATGCAAAGAACAAGAGCGCTGCTCCTGCTCCTGCCACAACCTCTAATAAGTATACCTGGGAGTAATTCTCCCAGGTCATTTTAGGAGGGATGACATATGGCAAATATTGATATTTTTAATTTAGAGCCAAGTAAAATTAGCCGTGACCTAAAAGGTAAATTTTTATTGATTTACGGTCAGCCTAAATAATTTGGGCCTTATATAAGCGATTATATAAGATAATTACTGGAAAAATCTGGAAGCCTGAAATGGCAATCAGAGCGGAAGTTATTCCTTAAAAAGAATAACACGCACAACGATTAGGATAATTAAACATCCAAGGAGGGTTCTATCTATGGATATTACCGTTATTAAGCAATTATATGAAAACGACAAAAAAAGTTTGGCGTAGTTAAGTAAAGACACAGGAATTAGTGCTTATAGATTAAAAAAAATTCTACTAGCAGAAGGAATTCACATTAGAAGTAAAGAAGAGCAAAACAAGTATTCTCCATAGAATCAAAGAAAATATAAAATTTATGATGAGTTTTTTGATAATTTAAATCCAACTAATGTCTATCTTATTGGATTTCTTGCCGCTGATGGTAGTATTCAAAAAGACGGCGGAATAAAAATTGGTTTATCTACTATTGATAAATCATTTTTAGAACAAATAAAATTACTACTTAATAGTAATTATCCAATTAGAGATTATATTACTAAAGATGGATTTTCTATTTCAGAATTTATTTTTAGAAGTGAAAAAATAAAACAAAAATTAAGTGAATTTGGTATTGTAAATAATAAGACAAAAACCTTTCAGTTTCCTTATAATTTACCAAAAGAATTTTATATTGACTTTATTCGCGGTTATTTTGATGGGGATGGAACATTTTGTACGGCTGGGCAATATTGTCGAGCTTCATTATGTGGATACAATAAACAATTTTTACAGGACGTTGTTGATATTCTTGAAAATCAATACAATATTCCAAAAGTAAAAATACAAAAAGATTCACGCGGCAATACTTATTATTTCCAATATTCTCAAACTTCTGCAAAAAAATTATATGAACTTTTTTATCAAAATCATCCAAAACTTTACTTGACTCGTAAATATGAAAAATGCTTACAACTCTTTGGTGAAATAACATCCCACGAGCCAGTAACTTCTCAAGAAGAAGAAAAGATAATCTGACCTTATACGAATAATAAGTATAAGAATTATCGGATAAAAAGCCGATAAGATAACATAAGTGAAGACTGGCAAGTCAACATTTGGTTCTTAGTTGCCTCGCGCATTATTCCTTAACTTTGAATAGGGTACAAATGCATTGGCCGGTATTCGCGGTGTGCCAATTCTTCGTTGGACGGACTTTAAGAAGGTATTAAGTCAGCTACGTAAACCATAGGCACGCGAAATGTATGATAGCATCGTTGTTGATACTGCTTCTATTGCTTGGCAGCTTTGTGAAGATTATATCAAGCAACGCGAATCAGTCGATTCTATTAGAGACATTCCTTGGGGCCAAGGATGGGGAATGGTTAAGAATGAGTTCTCTGAATGCTGGCGTGAGATTACCCTACTAGGATTTGGTATCCTATTTATTGCACACAGTAAAGAAAAGCCAACCGAAATGCGAGATGAAGAGGGTAATCCGATTACTGCGGTCGCGCCAGACCTACCAAATAATGCTTATACAATTATAAATAGTATTGTAGACATTATTGGTTATTTACAAGTTCAAATGAACGCGGACGGAACAACAGAGCGTTATTTGTATACACGTTCTACTCCAACGATTTTCGCGGGTTCAAGGTATTAGTATCTAGCACCTAAAATCGCATTTGGTTATAAGGAGCTTGTAGATGCAATTGGTGAAGCAATTGACCAAGCGGTTACAAAAGACGGAGCAGAAGTAACTGACCATACTGAAATCGCTCAGGTTAAGGCGCGTCCATTCCAAGAAGTTATGGAAGAAGCTAAGCAAATCTGGATTCATTATTTGGATATGGCTACAAATGATGAAGAAAAAGACCAGCACGCAAATATTATGCGAGATATTATTAAACGAGTATTTGGTTCAGAGGATTTCAAACTCAGCCAGGCTGTACCTTCTCAAACTGACCTCGTTGAATTGTTTATAGATGAAATGAAAGATTTAATGTAAGCTTATCTGCTATGCGGAGAGGACGTTTCAAATTAAGAAACGTCCTTGTTTTATTTGACTTTCTTTTAAACTTGTGTTATAATAATTATAGAGGTGAAATATAAATGGATAGTAAAAGATGTTGGAAATGTCATGATAATTTTCGTAAAGACGAATTAATTGATTATTGTGCGCCAGGGTATAAAACTTATCATAGTTATTGTAGAAAATGTTTAAAAGAACAGCAAGATTTTGATGCGTTAAAATTGAAAATTGTTTCTATATTTGGTAACGACCAGAAATTATGGCCGCGAATAATGAAAGATAGAAAACGAATAATAATGCAATATGGTTATACAGATAATACTATTAGCGATTGTTTGGATTATTTATATAATGTTTTAAAATTAAAGGTACTATCTAAATCTTTATGTTTAGTGACACCTACAAATGTAGAAAAAATGAAGCAGTATAAAAGGCAGCAAAGTGCAGCGGCCGGACAATTAGCCGCGGCAGCCGCGATAGAAATTGTAGAAAAGCCTGTATCAATACGGGAAAATATAGATGAGGAACAAGAAGAAAATCTTGATGAATGGTTTGAATGAGAGGGGATTTAATTGGTTTTATCAGATACAGCAGCACAGCGAGCAATCGTTGGAGCGTTAATCCATAATCCACTTCTCTTTTTGGAATATCCAGATTTAACCCCAGCCGATTTTGATTTAGAAATTGCACGAAGGTGCATGGGTGTTATTAGGTATTTATATACGCAAGGAGCAAAAACATTAACTCCCGCGGAAGTAGACCAGGA